GATTCCTGGATTTGTAATAAGTATTTTACTTATTGAACCTCTATCCAATACAGAGATTGCTTCTGCCCTTACTCCAAACCCACCTGGTTTTGAGAAAGTTATTACTGGAGGTGATTTATATCCATATCCACCATCTAGAATATCAATTCTTGCAACTGACTTTCCAGAAACACCAGGATACCTGACTGTTGCCAATCCTACAGATAATGAAGCAGAAGATGCTGCAGCTCCAACCATCTGTAAGGTTGCAATATAACCAAAATCCTTTACATTCTTATCAACATCATCCAATCCAGTATCAATTATTTCATCTTCATACTCGAATAGTTCACAACGTAATTCATAAACGTAGAGATTATTTAATTGATAGAATGGAGTTTTTGATTCAACATATTTTATCTCAAATAATGCATTATCCAAAGGAAGATAAATCAAATCTCCTTCTTGTGGTCTTTTTGCTGTTTTTATTACTTCTTTACTGAACAAACTTAATTTTGGAGTAATAAAATCTTCATACCTTTCTTTTGAAATTACAAATGTTATTTGATCGGTACTTCTTACTCCAAACTTGCTGAGGATATCAGAATTTCCACCAAATCCATCAAAAGTTGATATATATGCTTCTAATCTAAAACTATCATCAAACTTAGAGACGATTACTTCTTTAATTATTTTTTTCTCATTAATAATTTTTCTGGGCATGTAAACAACATCCTGCCCATATATTGATAATTGCTCATTAATCAAATCTTGAATTAATCTTTGTTCACTTGGTGAACCTTGTAAGAAATAAGAATTTAATGGTGTCATTATCCAATCATGTCCATTGGTGGAAGTTCATACTCTGTTTTGAGTAATTTCTCTATCTCATCTAGTTCTCTAATTGCATCTTCATATAGTTGTCTTCCATTTAATGTTATTCCACCAGGAAGTTGAACACCATTAAATTTAATCATATTTTGTCCCCACTGCCTTTTAATTAATGCAGTAAGATATCTTTTTAGCCAAAAGTCATTGTATATCTTTGGAAAATCATTTGGATTTATGATTCTATAACAATCCAAAATGATGTATTGATCCGCATCAACTTGTTGCCAATCAATATCTAGATATAATCTATGCTGCTTTTTGTTGAATCTTAATTGAACATCTGGAGTTAAAATTCTACTAATGTCTTCTAAATGAGTTTTTACCATTGCATAATTTAGCAAATCCAATGCCCCGTAATAATACAAGTCATTTAAAAAGATTTGATATTTGATATTAAATAGACCACTAGAAATTGTACTTGAATCTACTTTAAATACATTATTAACTCCAATAATTGTATCTGGAAGTGCGAGAAAATTTGTAGTTTCTTCATAAGATACAGTTGCTATTCCTACAGAGGAATTGGCAGTACTTGTTTGTATTCCAGATCTTATTGTTTCCTTTTCACCTGGTTGTAATTTGTGCTTTAAATAAACTCTTTCTATTCCATCAAAATGTCTTTCATGGAAATATTGCAAGGCATCATCTACTAAATCACCAATCTGGTCATCATCGACATTTACCTCTAAAACTGGTTTTCCTAATTTTCTGAGACAATATTCGATAAGACCTTGACGAGAATTCGGTGATGCCATTGCAATATACTCCTCCCTTTAATGATATTTATGCCTGTGCCTCTGCCCAACGCAATACAAGGTTTCCTGTAATAGGAGCACCAGTAGTCAAATAAACGTTAATTGCAAGAACATCTGGTCCATTAGGGAAAGTTCCTCTTCCTCCAATTGGAGTGTTATTCAACTCCTTAAGTTCAGAAAGATCGATAGTAGATTTATCGACAGCAGAACCAACAAAGGAGAATACAGTTTCCCCTGGAGCAGCAGATACTGTGTTTGATGTAAATGTATAAGTTGTTCCAGATGGTCCAGAATTCACAGAGTTTGAGAACTGAACATAATTCCTAGTTTGATCGAATCTGAATATGTTAATAACTCTTGTTCCTCCAGGAACTCCAGTACCACTGACAAAGAAACCAATTCTAACGTTTGCAACATCAACATTATTAAAAACTTGATATTGGGTAAAGTAATTTTGTGTTAATGAAGTAGTTGCATTTATTGTTTGTGCTCCACCTTCCCAAGTAATTGCGGATGCGTTAGCAATCTGAGCAAATGATGGTTGTCCACCAGCACCCTGTGAAGTAAGAGTAAACCACTGAACAGTAGATGGATTTGATGGATAATTTGATGGATTTAAAATTCCTTCAATAATAACTGCCTGTGATGTGGAACCACCAGTTGGAGTAAATTCAAGAGACTTCAATAGTAATTGTGCTCTATTGATTAATTCTCTTTGTCCCAAATCACCAGTAATTGCATTAGAAACACTTGGTGCAAGACGAATCATGAATGTGGTTGCTTTTGTTGTCGATATTGTTCCACCAACGAATGGATAGTTGAAGATGTATCCTCTATCACTATCAAATAGTCCATCAGTCAAGAACGCAGAACCCCAGTGACTGATAATTGGTGTTGCAGTATTGCTCAATAGAATTGCACCAGCACCAGCAGCATGGGAAACTGCTGTTCCCGCACTGTAAGTTCTGAATGAACCAGATGAATAGTTTCCAAAAGTTGCTGCTCTTGTGACTCCAGTTAAAGTATTTCCAGATTTTCCAGTGTAGTTGATAAGTTCATTATCGACATAAATTGTTCCAGAGTTTGGATATAATGAAGCATCTACCAATGGAATTGTTGTCTGAGAGTTTGTTATATTTGAAGAAAGACTTGTTTTTGGTCCCTCATTTATAACTTCATAACGAACTGGCAAGTTACCAGATCTCATATATGCTTCAGTATTTTTGTTATTGTTCTTTAATCTATGTACAAATAGATAGTCACCATTTGGTCCACGGAGCATCCAGTCAATAAATCCAGCACCGTACCATGTATATTGGAAACCAATCATTTGCATTTTATTGATTTCAATATTATAACCACTTGCACCAGTTCCATCTGCACGATCAATGTTCCACTGATACTGTGGAATTATAATATCTTGAACTAAGGTTGCCTTTGCTCCAGAGATTGAAGAAACTCCTCTAAAATCTGGAGAAACTGTCATTCCATTGTTTCCTATAATAGAAGTTACTACATGGGTCATTCCACGTATTACGATTCTATCACCAACAATTAATTGATCACTAAATCTCGTGTTAGTACCAGAAATAAAGTTTGAATCTGGAGTAGCAGATATTGTTCCTGCCAATTGGAATGTTGCAGAACGAAGTCCAACAGACAAGTTAATGCCATCATACTGCCAGAAAATACCATTCTGGTCATCGAATGCACCAGCACGAACAGTAGCACCCTTCCATCTATACAAAGATAAAGTTGGTGGTCTACCTAATGTTGGAGATGTAGTTGCTAGTGTATTTGTTGCTAATACTGTAAATGTATTTTCGTTAATTACGCTATTTACAGTGTAATGACCATTATAACCAGCAGAAGTTATGTTGCTTATTTGTACTTCTGCTCCAACTTGAAGTCCATGCTCTGTATCATCTGTTGTTATTGTAATTAAACTTCCGATAGAAGTACTTGCTGCGGATACAGATCTTATATCATAACTTGGTGCAAATAGAGCACCAGTTGTATACATTACACCTTTACCTGATTGATATCTAATGTATTTTTTGGATTGACGAACTGCATGAGCACCATGAGATGGTCCACCAACACCTAATTGAACACCACCATCAAATGGTCTGTGAACATAGAAGCAATCTGGTCTTGGATATACTGTTCCAGCAATTCCAGCAGCATCAACAGAACCTATAGTTCTAGCACTAAATCTTATGGTATTTAATTGTGGTACACTATCAACAACAAATGGGCCAGATGCTAAACTATGACCAGCACCAGCAGAAGTTATTGTTGATGTTATAGTATCTCCAGGCACAAGACCATGAGCATTAGCAAATGCTACTTCAAATCTTGCAAGTGACGAATGGGAGATTGAAGTTGCATCAGAAATCTGAGCAGTTGTCAACTCTGATATAGCAACAGATGGGAAGAAGTTTAGAACTTGACCAGTGCTTGGTGTTCCTGATGGAACAACTGTTGATATTCTTCCTCTCGTGGAACTATTTGGTACAGTAGTAGATATAGTTATGAACAAATCATTAGTTGGAGTTGTTCCTCCAAGTAATGTTCCTGGTACTTTAAGTTGATATCCTGGGAAGTAACCAGATCCAGGAGAATCAACAGAAACCAAATACCCACTAGCAGATTTTGCTATATTAAATGTTGCACCAGTTCCAGTAAATGTTCCAGAAAGACCAGTATACGATACATTTCCAGAGAATGCTGTTCCTGCTGCAGAAAATGCTGTTATAGAACCAGATGCATCTACAGAAGTTACTGTAATTGTTAAATTATTTGTTCCAGAAGAACCACCTAAAATAGAACCATCAACAACTATTGTGTCATTGTTTGCGTATCCAATACCTGTTGATGTTTGACCAGTTTTGAATGATACTGTATATGAGGCAGAACCAGATCTATAAACATCAAATATTGCTCCAGTTCCAGTTCCAGTTGATATTCCAGAAACATCAGCATATGTCCTAAAACTAGGAATAGCAAATCCGTAAGCATTATCTGATATAACTGTTGAGTTAGGAACTCCATTATAAGATAATAATAATTTAGTATACGCATCTGGATAGAATGGTGATCCAAGCGCAAATACTTCTTCGGATGGAACAGCAAATGAAGATCCACTATAACGTGAATTTCCTATGGAGAATCTGGTTGCATCTATAAAACCAAAAAACCCAGAAGTTCCATTAAATGAATTTCCTATTCTTATTTGGGATTGAGGATATGAATTGGTATCGTTATATGTTGACCCTTGCTGAACTCCATTTACATATAATCTTGTTGATGTTCCAGTTCTAGTAACTGCAACGTGAGTCCAAGCACTTGGTGTTATAGTAGTAACTCCAACAATTCTTTCTACTCCATTTACATAGTAAGAAAGAACATCTGTAGAAGTTATTCTCAGTACTGGAGCAACTGATGGCTCAGTTGTTCTCATATCAAATAAAACTTCTTGAGTTCCTTGTCTATTTCTATAAATCCAAGTTTCAAATGCAAAATCTGATGTTTGAATATCAAAATCTATGCTTGTATCTATTCCTACTGCATCTGTAGTTGTTCCATCAGTAGGGTTTAATAAAAGTGAACCTACACCAAAAGCTTTTTGTGATTGTGAAATTACAGCACCACCAATAACATTAACTAATTTTGATGTTGTAAATGTGGTAATTCCAAGAGTTCCAGGATCAACTCCTCTAATGTGTACAACTAAATCGTTATCAGAGTTTCCACCCAAACTTGAACCTGGAATAATTAGTCTCTGGTTGTTTTTGTATGCTACACCTGGAGCATTTAAATTAACCAAATATCTTCCTTGGGTTCTATCAACATCAAAAGTTGCGGAACCACCAGCCCCAAAGTTTTCTGGAGATGCTGATAAAATTCCAACATTATTTGAACCACCAACAGCATTTACTAGGTAAGGAGTTGAAAGTGTTATTTGGTTTCCATCAATATTTGTTACAAACGTTGAATTTCCTGTACCATCATTCAGAGCAGAACCAACTTGAATGTCAGTAACACTTGTTACTGTTAGTGTGTTTGAAGGTGCAACAACATCTTCTAATAAGGTTGTTACTGCAGAGGTTGTTGTTATTCCTGTAACTTGTGCTCCTGATGGAATACCAGAAGCAGTTAGTGGTGAACCAAGAATTGCATTATTTACTCCAGTAAAACCAATTCTATTTGACCCAGAACGAGTTATGAATTTTGATGTGAATGAACCAACTACTCCATTTGAAACTAAACTATATGTTGGTGATCCTATTGCTGCTCCAGTATAGAATCCACCTCTTCTTAATTGTGTATATGGTGCATACAAACTCTCTGTTGGGTCACTTGTTCCAACTTTTCCTTTTGCAAAATATGTAAATGTGTTTGGATTGAGTACAGATTGTACTATAAATGAACCTTCTGCTCTAGAAGAACCTGCAACTGTTTCTAATAAACCAAACATTCTAAATGGTTGTCCAGAAGAAAACCCATGTGGTTCTACTGTTTGTACAGTAATTAATGATGAACCAACCCCATCAGTTCCTTGACTTGCATCAGTTTGAACTTGAGATACAGAAATGTCGGAACCTGGAATCTCATAGGTGCTAGGATAACCTCTTAAATGGTCAATAGTTTGCCATTTTGTTGGCTGAATTCCATATTCGAAGTCAGCATCAATCATGGATTGCGGTGTAGCAACCCTCATTCTTTCTATAGCATCAGTACCAAAATTATATGGTCTAAATCTTACTTCCTCGTCTTCAATAAAAATTGATATAGAATCTGTGGGGGACTGGTCAGAAGTATCAAACTGAAAATGTATAGTTGTTACACCGTTTGAGATAGAATCCGCATATGGGAACTCTGCACTATCTCCAGGTGTAAACTCTACGATAACTGGATTTGATGGGTCAGCAAAATTATAAAGAATTTTATTATGAGTCACATTTGTGATCATCAAAATTTTATTCTTCTGAATTTTATCCAGAACTTTTACATTTCCAACCCCAGAAATTCCAGGAGTAAAAACATAATCTCTAATTTGTCTTTTAGCCATTTAAGATTATCTCCTTATAGTGCAAATTAAGAAAGTGCGATTGCCATTACAATTGCTCTTGTATCAACATATTTTTTGTTAGTGGCATCCAAATCAGAGGTTGCAGTCCCAACATTTATAACTTTATTATTTAGTGCATTGATTGTTGAACCAACACTTAATGGACCCCCTATACTTGCCCCATCATTAATTGAAATACTTTCAGAAACAGATAAATTTGCAATACCGTTCGTTATAGTTAAATTTAAATTTTTGTTTGCAGATAATGTTCTTGCTACACCAACGGGACTTTGATTTGAACGGAATCTTATCGTTGATGAAACATTTTCGGGAAGATTGCCAGTTACATCTTCAGCACTTACTTGAGCATCTATAGATGTAGCTGTAATAATACCAGAAACGTTTACATTTCCAGATATACTTGCTGGACCAGTTACTGTTAAATTAGAAAAAGTATTTGGAGGAAGTGGTTCTTCTACAGACTTCCCAAATACAACAAATGATACCTTAGAACCATCATCCGAAGAATATACAAGAGTTTGCCCATTTGATAGTTTTAAGTTTGTTCTTGTATATGATTGATTTGGGTGAAGATTTTCATTATATTCAATATATTCTGAACTATTAAAGTTTAATATTGATGATGTGGTAATTCCTAATCTAATTTTAGAATCTAATGAACCCAAATTAGAGGCAACTACAGTAACCTCTACAGATCTTCCTACTGGTGCAGTATATAATGGAAGTCTTTTATTTTTTGTTGATATTTGAGAGGTTAGAATTACTGAGTCTGTAGTATCTGAATATTCTTCCCCAAATATAACAAAGTTGGTATTTGGCAAAGAAGATTGTATAATTAAACTTTGACCATTCCCAAAATAAATAGTATCAGATTCATATGTTTCTCCTCTTTCTAAAATAGCAGAAACAATATACTTTGAATCAATACCATTTGTAGAAATTCCAACTTTAATTCTTGTTGGCTCAAAATTTTTGTGGGAAACGGTTATTTTTCCGTCTACCAATACCCCAGAAGAAGAAGTATATAATATAGTATTTTTATTCGGAATTGGTATATTAGACGATAAAAGGCCAAAAGCCATGATCTATACTTTAACTTTTAATTATTTATAAATCACTTACTATGATAATTCTTACTGGTTCTTCTGGTTTTATTGGAAAAAATTTTCTTAAGTCTCTTAATAAACCAGTTATTGAAGTTGAAAAAGATGATTGCTTTAGATTTCTGTCCTCATTTGACCAATGGAATAAGGTAAGTCTTATTCTTCACCAGGGGGCAATTTCATCAACGATAGAACGTAATATATCTACTTTACACCACAACAATGTTGCATTTACGTTGCAGTTGTTTGATTATGCAATTAAATATCAAATCCCAGTAAAATTTGCATCTTCAGCATCAGTATATGGAAATACTTTTGGGACTATTAATCCACTTAATTATTATGCAATTACAAAATTACAAATTGATTATTTCATCCAAGATAATCTAGATAAATTCTCATCAATTCAATCATTTAGGTATTTTAATGTTTATGGAAATGGTGAAGAGCACAAAGAAGACCAAGCATCACCAATCTCAAAATTTACCAAACAAATTAAAGAAACAGGAAAACTTAAACTTTTCAAAGGGTCTGACCAATTTTTAAGAGACTTTGTTTGTGTAGATGATATTGTAAATATTGTTCTTAATAACAAAGCACCATCTGGAATTTATGATTTAGGTACTGGAAATCCAATTAGTTTTCAAGAAGTTGCAGAACTTGTTGCAGAAATAAAAAAAGGGGAAATCGAATACATCGACTTCCCCGAACATTTAAAAGGAAAATATCAAAACTATACAAAAGCAAATATGGAATGGTTAACTGGTTATGAATTTAAAACAGTTAGACAGTATCTCCTTCAATGACTCTATAGCTATCAGAATCAAAATGCTGAGTAGAAAACTCAAATAATTCTGTATCCTCTAAAGCATACATCCTATGCCTGAGTCCCACTGGAACATGGAAATTATCTCCTTTCCTTAGGACTTTTTTTTCTGCCAAAGTTATGTCATCATCATAACCATAAAGCAATATAATTTTTCCAGACTGAATATAAAAGGTCTCGTCTTTAATTTTATGGTAATGCCAAGAGCATTGCTTCCCCTTTACAAAATATAAAAGTTTTCCACAGTACTGCTCATTATTTACTATCCATTTTTCAAATCCCCATCCCTTAGGGACTAATTTAATTGAAGAAGTCATTAGCATTCATACCTTTGTCATCTATGTATATATCACCACTTGGTTTTCCTAGTATTAATTCGTGGTATTTACATCCCCATATGTCTAATTGCATTTTAGTCAGATTGTAAAATTTTTCTTCTGCTTTTTCTTTATCATCTTTGTACCTTCCCATACCACGAGCAGTAAAGTACTTTATGATATGACCTGCATCATATAAGGAGTTTAGTTTTTCAATTCTTTCGTAGATGGGAGTACTACCTTCATATTTGCAGGATGAACAGTCTCCATTAATACAGATAGTCCCATCAATGTCTATTACATATGTTGTTAACGTCATTTTTGCTTAATACATAAGTTCCATAATTTTGGACAGCAATAGAAGCTGCCCTGTTTGCTAAACACAATGCCTTATTAATATCATTAGTTTTTAGATAACCATAAGTCAATGCTGCAAGAAATGTATCACCAGCACCAACCACATCATATACATTAACCTTTTCTCCTGGGTAATGGGTGTCTCGGTAAAAGCAACCATCAGAACCTTTTGTGACTATTAGGTTATTGTATTCTCCTGGATTTTCTAATTTTTCATACTCAACATCATTAATTTTTATAAAACAATTTTCTTTATTTGGTAAGATTGTTTTTTTGCTATCAATAAATACGGGAATACTTGAAGACCCTACTACTTCAAATAATTTTTTAGTAGTTAAGTATCCCTTATTATAGTCTGATATTACTATTGCATCAAAACCATTACTACTTACAGGAAGTAGCAATGGTTTTATTTGCTCCT